ATTTCTAGCTCTTTCGCTATTATCGATTTCTGCTACAGGATCTGCCATGAATTGTTTTTCCTATAAATACTAGATGGCTTACAGTGGTAAATTTAGTCCTAAAAACTTCAATAAATATTTAGGTGATCCCACGAACATCTGGTACAGATCGCTCTGGGAACGCCGAGTTATGGTACACCTGGACGGTAACTCGAATGTAATTGAGTGGTCGAATGAAGAAATCGTCATACCTTATTTATCGCCGATTGACAACAAAATGCACCGATACTTCCCAGACTTTTTCGTTAGAATGCGCAATAAAAGTGGGCTGACAGAGGCTATGATTCTTGAGGTCAAACCGCTGATGCAAGCCCAGCCGCCGCAAAAACGAAGCCGAGTTACCAAGCAATACATTCGTGAGGTTGCAACATGGGGTATAAACGAAGCCAAATGGAACGCAGCAGTAGAATACTGTAAAGATCGAAATTGGAAGTTTAAGGTTATAACCGAAAAAGACTTGGGTATATAATGTCACTATTTACAAAAATTAGCAAGGAAATGAATGCCGCTGGGATTCGCCCCAGAACAGAAGCAGCCAGAGCATGGCTGGGTGGGAAAATCAGCCAGCTCCGTATCCCCTCAGATCGCTCCAATGTTCTAAACGACGCTTCCAGAATCTCTCCTAGAGCCTTTATCGGTCGTATGTACATGTACCATTACGACCCAAAATATAAAGATGTTCTACCAGTTTACGATAAGTTCCCATTGGTTATTCCTATGGAGATGTATTCCGATGGGTTTTTAGGCTTGAACTTGCATTACCTGGACCCATACAGCAGATTATCGTTATTGGATAGGTTAATTGACTTCGCCAATAACGATAAATACAACGATACGACCAAGTTTAATTTATCGTATGATCTATTATCAAGGTCGCGTCGATACAAAATGATTGAACCGTGTATAAAGAGATACCTGTTGAGTCACATTCGTTCATCGTTAATTTACATAGAGCCGAACAGTTGGGAAACGGCAATATTTCTCCCAACCGCAAAAATGGTGTATAAGAAATAATGTCAAACGATAACATAATTCGAAGACCTGACGGTACAATCGAATTCCTTGGCGTGTCTGAAGAAGTTACGGTAGCAGCAAAAACAGAAACAAACGCACCCTTACCCGAAGTTGCGGTTACAGCAACTAACATCAACCCTCTAACAAGAATATCACAGCATAATTTACTTCGGTCTTGCAAATTCGCATTTAGGTTGGACGCACTCCCAGAATGCTCATCTTTTAATAAAGAAAAAGTAAAAGAACCATTTGGAACGAAAAGGCTTTCGGAGCGAATAAATCTGATCGAACTAACAGATTTTACATTTTTGTGCGATGCAATTGAATTGCCAGGGAGATCAGTTACCACACTAGAATACTTGATACCAGGTTTGCAAAAAATTAAAACACCATATAGAAGAGATTATAATGAAATAACTCTATCATTTTACTACAATGATCAGTCAAAAATATTTGAGTTTTTTAATGATTGGGTAGATCAAATGTCTTACACAACCACAAGTAATAGATATTTTAATGATATAGTGGTGGACTTAACACTAATTCAATACTTAGACACAGAAAATTTTTCTGGAGATCATGAAAAATACATGAGTGTTAAAATAATAAACGCATTTCCAATCAATGTTTCTTCGTTACCATGTAACTGGGCTGATGATGGATTTCATAAATTGAGTGTTTCTATGTTTTATGAGGAAGCTCAGCTTGAAGCTGTTGAACAGTGATCTGTTGAGGAAGATGTTTAACTCCAATAAATGTATGAGAGATAATAATTATGCCTTTACCAAAAATCGATTTGCCACTATTTGAATTAAAATTAGTATCACTTCCTAACCCAATAAAATTTAGACCATTTTTGGTTAAGGAAGAAAAATTACTTCTTATGGCTTTACAAAGCAACGAAGAAGATACAATGTACAAAACCATTAAACAAATTATTAATAACTGTTTGGTTGATGACATCGATATTGATAAATTACCTATTTTTGATATTGAGTATTTGTTTTTAAATTTACGATCGAGGTCTATAGGAGAAAAGATTGAAACATTTTTTATCTGTCGTAACGTGACTGGAACTGAGAATAGCGAAGAAGGAGCTGAGGTCGAGGTTGAGTGTAAACACATGATGCCAGTTTCAGTAAATGTGTTAGATATTAAGCCACCTGTCGCTGATTTATCTCCTAAAATTTATATAACAGATAAAATTGGTATTGTTTTAAAATTCCCAACTTTAAGGTCATTTAAGCCAATTACTGATGTGATCAATTCAACTGAAACAGAAAAGACATTTGATATGATTTATGAATGTGCAGATTATGTGTTTGATGAAAATGGTATGTACTATGCAAATGAAAACCCTAAAGAAGAATTCGTTCAATTTCTAGAGTCTCTTACTCAAGAACAGTTTGATAGAATATTAGCATTTTTTGAAAATTTACCTAAGATTAGTTATGATATTAAACATACTTGCGAACGATGTGGTTTTAATCACAACTTACATATGGAGGGTCTCACCGATTTTTTTACTTGAGTTTTCGTGGGGCTAACTTAAAAGCCTACTACGAAAACATGTTTACATTGACTCACCAATACAAATATACTCTTACGGAATTAGAAAACATGATTCCGTGGGAAAGAAATATGTACATTGGTATGGTAAACAATTGGGTGAAGGAAGAAACCGAGAAACTCAAACAGAAGAATGTAGAAGCACAGCAGAATTTATCAAGAATATTAAAGAAATCTAAGAGAAAATAATGTCATTGTCAGCCATAGCCTCTCAACTGTATACAATACAGACTAGAAAAAAAATTCCATTATCAACTGCATTTAAATTAATGGTGCGCGAAGATTTGGCTATGCGGTTTTCGGTTTACAATCTAGCCAGGACATTAACTAAATCAGAGTTTATTGCAACAGTAGCACAAGCATCATTTGGGCAGCGAACACCATTACAGAAAAAACAAGACGAAGAAGAATCCAAAAAAGAAAAAAGAGATAAACAGTTCAAACAATTTTCTGCACTTTCTATTGCTAATCTTAATAAAAAGATTAATACACTTGCTATGATTACTGAAAGAAACACTGCACTCATTAGCGGCATCTATGGCGAACTTGGTTCATTTAGAACACAGAGAAGAATGAATATTAACTCATTTACTGATAGAGCTGTCAGAGTTCCTGGATTGAGTAGAACTATAAAAGGTCAAATAGAACAAATTAATGCAGAACTGCAGCAATTAAAAGTTAAAGAACGAAGAGGTAAGGTTCGTGGTGTTACCGCGAAAGCCAAAGAAAAAAAAGAAAAAGAAAAATCTGAAACAGATTTCTTTAAGTTATTTTTACCATTACTATTAAAAAATCCAACAGCATTAGCATTACTCGCTGGTGGTGCACTCAGATCCATCGGAATTGCTCGATTAGGTATTGCTGCATATGCCTTATACAATCTTCCTGGTGCAATGCAAAGAATGGGAACTCGTATGGGAGGTAAAACTGCATATGATGATCCAATAACAGAAGCAACTAGCCAAACAGTAGATCCATATATTGCTGGATATGGAGCATACCAAGCAACAAAAATGGTAGGCGGCGCGATTTCTATGTTAAGAGATCGAGGCAAAGCAGGATTAAAGCCTGTAACTGCATCGCAAGCTCGTATACAAATGATTAATAAAATGATCCCTGGATTTCAAAAACGTGGGATGGGATATCGCGAAGCACAAAAAACTGCAGGTCAGCGTGTCGCAAAATATAGCAAAGCAGTAAATCAAGCAAAAAAATTTAAAGTGGTGGCGCCATTACTCAGAGGGTTGATTCAAAGATTTCCTGCAGTAAATGCTGCGGTTGTAACATATCATCTATCAAAAATGTCCATTGCAGTGTCTAATAGATCTAGTGGATTAATTTCACAAGATAAATTTAGAGAAGAGATGATTAGTGGATATGATGGTTTAATTGATAGTGTTGGTGTTACTGGAGTTGGTATGTTGATGGGTGGATTAGTGGGAACGGCAATGTTTCCTGGTGTAGGAACCGTTGGTGGTGCTATACTTGGCGGAACATTCGCGACATTTGCTCATCTTATCTCAGAATTGTTCGGTGGGAAAGATAGCAAATATTTGGCTACAAAAGTTTACGGAATTATTCATGAAGATAAAACAGAAAGAGTAACACCAAAAAAAGAAGTACCACCAGATGAAACAGATAACCGCGACACAGATCCAACAGATGCTGAAAGGGGCAACACAGATCCAACAGATGCTGAAAGGGGCAACACAGATCCAACAGATGCTGATCGTCGATCAGGTCGTCGACCTGATCGTTTATCTTGGATGAAGGATACAGAGTTCTTGCAAGAAGTATACAGAGTTTCTGATAAGTTTAAAATTGACCCCCAAGATTTACTGAAAGTGATGCATATAGAAACAGGAGGTACATTTG